CAGCTTTGTTGCTTGATCCGTTACCAGTTTGTCAAAAATTGTTTTTGCAGTGGGATCCCTTGCCGCCTTTAGAGCAAATGACGGATTTTTAGCAGTGACAAGATCTATCGCTTTGGGGCGCATATTTTCGATCATGTCAGGCGTGACGGCTCCACGCTGTCCCCTAAAGGCTTCAGGCATGATACGGTCGTAAGCGCTACTGGCTGCTTTGCTGAACTCGCCCTGTTGAATAAGGTCGATGATGCCTCCCCCGCTTTGTTGCCCTGTTCCGGCAACGGCACTGGGAGAAAAACTGGTATCTATTCCGGTCATGCGGGGCAACGCATCAAATCCTGCTGGTGAAGTAGGAAATGCTGGAGGTGGTCCTGCCGACATGGGGGGCATGGGACCTAAACCAGCCTGCACAGGAACCACTGGTGGTCTTGTTATATCAACAGGAACCACTGAAGCAACCTGAGTGCCCTGAGACATGTCCAAGCCCGGCTTGAACTGAAAAACATCTCCTGAAGGAGCATTTGCAAAACTCATGTCCGATGGGATATTTCCTCTGGCTGCTTCTGACACAAGATCACTTGCTGCACCGCCTGGGGCGAGCGTCCTATCTAAAGGAGGCGCAGTCAAGTTATCAATAGGCGCTGCAACACCAGGGGGCGGTGCGCCTGGGATAGGCGAGGGTGCAGCGAAATTATTGGTGCCTTGTATAGCTCCGCTAATCCCAGACATGGCCCCTGCGGTAACACCACCAATAGCCCCCGCTTTAAGTGCTTGCTTAAGATTGCCTCCCGCTGCAAGGGTGCTCCCTGCCCCGGCAACAAAGCCGCTAACTGCGGCAATACCTACCTTAGAGGCTAAAAACCCCGATACCCCCGTCAAACCTACGCTACCTGCGGCTCCTGACAAGAACCCCGCTGCGGCAGGACCTGCAAAGGCAAAAAGTGCCGCACCGATAAGAACCTTACCGACCGTGCTTTTCGCAAACTTCTTAACCGCGTTACCGATCTTCTTAAAGATGCTGGCGTATTCAGGCAGGCCTGTGTAGGGGTTAACGGTCCCTGAACCACCCATGCGCTTGAGCAGTGCTGCTTCTTGCGGGGTGATGTGAGCAAGCATGGTGTCGCCATTGCGACCGTAAGCGGCAAGATCTGCCACCCCGCCCATGGCCATGGTCATCGGGGGCGGTGAGCCGGGGTTCATGGCAATCGTGTCAAGGGCCATGTTCAAAGCGGCAAAAAAGGCCGGGTCGAACTGCTCAGGCAGCAAGTCCTCAGACATGCCCTCTGCCAGATAGGCGCGACGTAGGCTGGCGTAATCTTGCGGTGCAGCAAGAATCGCATCCACCATCGTGTTGAGCTTGTTGATCTCGTCTAGAGTAAGCTCTAAGCCCGCGAGTTCTTGTTTAAACTCGGCAACAGCCTGGGGGTCAGCCTGCTCGCCTGCGTCTAGGAACTCTTTAGTGATTTCCTGGCGAGGTATAGTTTGGCGAATCTGTTCAAAGATTGCCATATCTTCAGGGCGCATCCCTGCGCCTTGTGCCTCGGGAAGCGCCATCACGCCTTGCATTTCGTCCATGTTAGTACCTTTCCGATTGAGCCATGGTCCATGGACCGCGCGCCGGGAAAGGACGCGAAAGATGGCTTGAATTATGCGCGATCATGCTAGCTCCTGTCCATCTCTAGGTAAGAGATAACAAAGTCCACCGTCGTGACACTGGAAGTTACCTTGATCACGTCGGTCTCTTCCATGTTCAAAGGTACGCCGCTGAACACGTCCATCGTGGCATGGGGCGGCAGCACGTAAGACTTAAGTAAAGAGTACCCCGTTACCCCGCCTGCTGGGTAGAGCTTCACATCAAGCGTTGCATTACTGGCATTGCGATTGGTTACCCGTAGTGATGACACCGTTGCCGCGTTGGCAGCAGGCACGGTGTAGATCGCCGTTTCTGTTGAAGCAGCAGGCGTTAGGACGTCTCTGAAGAATTTGTTAGCCATATCAGAATGAAGAGACGAGGTTGATGGTCAAGATGACCGAGGGGATAGCGGGCCGTGTGGGCGAAATCCCTGCTGCATAATGTTCGATGTAAACATCAAGGTTGTCGGACCACCAAGCGATTTCAAGATAATCATTGGCAGGATCATCGACGGTAAAAATGCCTGTGATGGCAGGGACGATATGCGACCAAATAGAGCTGCTTTTACGTGCTGGTATATCAAATCGAGTATTACTAAGCGATATGTTGGTGCCGGTGTCCTTGACCCATACCTCAAACTCCGCTGCGGTATTGTCATGATTGGTGACCTGTAAGGTAAAGGTCACCAGATAATTTCCAGCACAGGGGACTTTGATGCGGCTGTTGTTAGTGACAGAAATACCGTTGGTAGGCGAGACACTGGTATACGTCAAAAGGTTCTCGCCTGTGATGCTGGCATTGGTTTGATCGGTTTCTGATATCAACAACGCATAAGGCAATGCAATCCCACTACTGACTTGAGCGCCACGGATCCCCCCTGCAAAACCACTGCCCACGCCCTTGCCAAACCACGACGCCGCTGCGGCTTGATTCTGATCAAATATAGAACCATAGGTATTATTGAGTTGCAGCACGATCTGTTCAAGTGATCGGATAAGCTGGTTGAACTGTCCTGCATCGTACTGCGCCGAGGCGTTAGGCAGCCTGACGTTAAAGATCTTGCTCATCGCAGCCCATCAGGTTGCAAATCAACACGCATCGTGCCGTAACGCCAGTTGCCATCAACTTCATCGCTTTCAATGCGCAAACTGATTTGCCTACCCCGCGCGCGCGTGTCCACCTTGTTGGTGTCAGGCGTGATGGTGTAAGGGTCCAGTGAACTTGGATTGGCCGCTTCTTGCGGGTAGTAACGCAAAAGTAAATGCACGGTCAGATCGCCCACTTGATTCTTAAAATCAGGGATGAAACGCTTCATGTACATGACTTGATCGCCATCGCCGATGTCAAAGTAACCTGACTTGATGTAGGCCGTTATGGCCTCAGTGATGGCGTTGGCCCCAACCTCTTGCAAGTAAAGCGCGCTTCTTCCTTGAGTAAGGCCGTAGATCGTGGAAATCGTTGCCTCTGTGCTTTGAGGCAGGAACTCTGCGCCAGTTGGGAACTTGTAGGTGCCGATATCAGCCCACGCGGTGCGAGGCATACTGCCCACGGACCAGACGTTTTCAAGGTAGTTATAAGTCACGAAGCGATCAATCTGATCCGTGCCTGCCGAGCAGTACCACCACGTCACCTCGTTAAATTGTGAGTTCACGCCTGCATGAAACTTGGCCCCTTGGGCAAACTCAAGATCCTTGAAGACATAGTCTTGAACGGTGCAGGCCATCTTTTTGACCGTACCGTCAAAGACGTAAAAAGCCTCAGCGCCCATCCAGTACGCCACGCCGTTGACGTCTACCGCAGCGTGGGGCCCGATGCAGCCGCAGTTAGCACCAAGCTGCGCAAAACTGAACGTGTAAGGAGGCCCAACATACTGCATGCCATGTAGCGACGAGTTGGTAAGAATCAAAATCTGCCCGCGCGATCGCAGCGCACTAACAATAAAACTGCCGTCCGTTAAGCGTTGTCCGCCTGCGGTGTTTGTGGCGCTCTCGGTAAAGACAGTGATGTCTTCTTGGTTAGAAAAGCGCACAAACATTGGATCCTGCGTGGCGGCATTACCGATGACCGTTTCTGTGCCAAAGCAAACGAGATGGCGATCAGGCGTTGACACCAGAGCAAAGGTGCTCTTAGTGGGCGCACCTGATACTGCCACAGCACGTGTTGTTGTCAGGCTTGAGTCGTAGAGATAAATAGCACCATTGGCGATTTGGCAAATAACATCCTCGCCGAAATTATCCAACTTCCAAATGCGTGCGGCTAGAGACAATGATGCCGAGGGAGGCCTTGGTGTGCCATAGGTCAAGAGGTTCCAGGTTCCCGTGCCCCAACCAAAGTCAAAATAACTGATATCGGTGCCGATATTGATTTGATAGGCCCCGACCACGGAGCCCCCACCAGTGCCACTGTCACCTGAAGTGGCTGTGACACCAACCTTAATCGTGTAGGTATTGGGAGAGGGCACCGTTTGAATCTCAAACTCGGCATTCAAATAGGTGGCCGTGACTGCCCCACCAAGGCTCACGGCACCACTAAACGTCACAAAGTCGCCTGGGATTGCCCCATGACCATTGTCCGTCACGGTCACCGTGGTCGATCCTGCCGTAGCAGCAAAGGTCACCTCACCTGGGGCGGTCGTGGTTCGAAGTGGCGTGATATCTGCCCAACTGCCCCCAGCAAAAACATAAAGCTTGCGCGTGGTTCCTACCATGGCGCGCGGTGAGCCGTCGTTCATGTTCCAGGTAAAGATGTCACTGATCATGCCTACAAAGTAGACATCAGCCTCTTCCGCGAACCACGTCCAACCGCCTAGTTTCTCAGGCAGTCCATAGCGGAAACGGATGAAATCACCATCGATCCAGCCGCCTTCAGCGCCGTATTCCGTGTTTTGTTTATCGATTCCTGGTTTCAGGAAAAGTCGCAGCAGGGGCATTGCTCACCTCATCAAAGCAGCTTCGGCTGCACGGCGGCGCGTGAGACCGGGAAGGACTCGGCCAGCAGCTTTATTCCACAATATGCATTGGTCTGCTGCACCATCCCAATCCCCCGCATCAATACGTTTCTTGAACGTGGAAACCCGATAGTTCCC